AAATACTACACAACTTCTTCATTCTAATTTCAAAGACTATCTTAAGAATCAAGACAGATTTGAAGTCACTTGGTCTTGTTCCCCAAAACTCTCTGTTAGTGGAGAACCTTGGGAAACTGCTATTAAGCCTGAAGTGGCTGTTGATTATGCTGATGTGGGCGGTAGCATTATGTATCTTAAGTTTGTTGTTGCTGATAGAACTGATATCGAAGAAGCTGGTAGAGCGGTTGATGAATACAAAGCCGCTGGTATCCACTGCCCGGTATATCTTATGCCGTTGGGTGGAAGAAGTGAAGAATATAATCTTAACGTTCAAGAGGTGGCTAACATCTGTATGGAAAAAGGTTGGAGGTTCACGCCAAGACTACACATCAGCCTCTTTGGAAACGCATGGGGAACATGAGGCATATAATGAATCAGACAACAAAACCGATAGGTTGGACGAACTAAGAAGGAAAGGAATCTTATGAAAAAGAAGATGAATCAGATGATAGATAAACTGCTTGGTAAGAAAAAAGAAGAGCCAAAGAAAAAGCTATCAGCTGAAGAAGAAAGAAGAGCAGTCCTGGCAAAAGAAAAAGAACAAGCATCTAAGAAAGGTGAACCTTGGGTTGGCGTATTGGATACAAAGGTAAATCCAGATAACATCAAAAATGGTTTTTTCGAACTTGATTGGAACAATGAGTTTATTGAACAGTTACTTGATGCTGGTTATACGGGCGAGACAAATGAACAAATTGTTGATGCTTGGTTTAAAACTATTGCTAGACAAGTGCTCGAAGAAGGTGGAGAAGATCCTGAAAGAGGAGCAGGATTTATAGATACAACTAAAATTGATGAAGATAAAACAAAAGTTTCTTGACAAATTACATAATAGAAAGTATAGTAATAATATGACTTACATATTAGTAGATACCGCAAATACATTTTTCCGTGCTAGACATGTGATCCGTGGAGACTTAGAAACAAAGATTGGCATGGCTTTACATATTACCTTAGGTGGCATTCGTAAAGCATATCAAGACTTTGAAGGTGCTCATGTAGTATTTTGTTTAGAAGGTCGTAGTTGGCGTAAAGATTATTACGAGCCTTACAAGAGAAATAGAAGTGATGCTCGTGCGGCACAGACAGAAAAAGAGCAAGAAGAAGATAAAGTATTCTGGGAAATATTTGATGAATTTAACAAGTTTGTAAGTAACAAAACAAATTGTTCTGTTTTACATCATCCAAACTTAGAAGCAGATGATCTTATAGCAGGTTGGATACAGGCACATCCTAAGGATAATCATGTAATTATATCTACTGATGGTGACTTTGGACAACTAATAGCTAAGAATGTAAGTCAATATAACGGTGTAACAAACACTATTATCACACACGAAGGATACTTTGACGACAAGAAAAAATTACCTATCATAGATAAAAAGACAGGCAAAGAAAAACCTGCTCCCGATCCTGAATGGTTGTTGTTCGAAAAATGTATGAGAGGTGATACTAGTGATAACGTGTTTAGTGCTTATCCTGGTGTAAGAACTAAAGGAACAAAAAATAAAGTAGGCTTATTAGAAGCATACGCGGATAGAAAAAGCAAAGGATTTAATTGGAATAATCTAATGTTACAACGTTGGATGGATCATCAAGGAGAAGAACATAGAGTTCTTGATGATTACAATAGAAACGTTGTTCTGTGTGATTTATCAGCACAGCCTGGCAACATTAGATCCATTATAAATGACGTAGTAGAAGATGCTATGGAACAACCTAAAAGCATAACACAAGTTGGATTACATCTTATGAAGTTCTGTGCTAAACATGACTTACAGAAGATAGCAGATAATGTTCAACAATATGCTGAACCACTACAGGCAAAATACTCATAGGAGGCAATTATGATAAAAGCAAAACCAATACTTAAAAACAAATTTTGGATCATAGAAAATAATGGTCAAAGAATAGGCACATTATCTAAACAAGAAGATAAAAGATATATGTATAGTTGTGCTACTGGTACTGAATATTTTTCAGATACAAAAAGTTTCAACAGTTACATAGGAGGAGTCAGTTGGGATAAGACAAGTATTTCAGATGCTGGTTCTACAACAAAAGAAATACATGGATTTAGTACTTCAACCAAACCTCATAATGTTGTTTACAATGTACAAAAGAAACTTCCGCTTTTTACAAAAAGTAAAAAATCAAAAAGTTTATATTGTGCTGGATATTACATAATCAAGTTTGATAAAGGGTGGGTAAGAAGTTTTTGTCCTAAACTTGTTACTCTTGAAACTTACGATTATAAGGGACCTTTCAAGACAGAATTTACTATGAGAGAGGAACTTAAAAATGCAAACAAAAGAAGCTATTAATACTATTCCTATTCAAAAATTTATCCAACAGGTAAAGATTGCTGATTCAGGTCAGCATAAAGAAATTAGGATGAATATACAAGAAGCTAAAAATTTAATGTTTTCATTGACTACAGTCATTGCTAATACACAAGGCAGATTAGAACAACTAATTGTTGATAATAAATCTACAGGTGAAGAAACTGTTACAATAGCAATGGATGGTGGTTCTGAGTGGAAATAAACAGATAGTTTAACCTAAAAAGAGATAAATATATACGTATATAATTTAAAGGATACGTATATGAGTAGACCAAAACCTACAGTAATATTAGAGAACATAGACAAGAATAATTATAAGTGTGAACAAATATTAAAGGCTGAAGCTATATGGGCTGTCTTTTTTAAAGGTGCTCCTTTTAATTTAAAAACATCTAATGCTTTAACAAATTACCCCGGACCTAAATATAAAAAGGTTTCTTTTTCAAATCCAGGCCATGCTCATAATCTAGCTAAAAAGCTAAATGAGATGTTCAAGTGCAAAGACTTCTCCGTTTATAAATTAACTGATGGAGAAGTGGTAACTGATGAATGAACTGGAAAGAAACATACACTAAGATCTTCCTAAAACAGGCTGATATTGCTATTAGTGAAACTTCATTAAAGCAGTACATGCCTCTATGGTGGCAGAACACTAGAGGCAAGGCAAAAGGCGGATTACGCCTTACAGATGACGGCTTTGATTTTCTAGCAGAAAAAATAGATCTACAGATGTATGAGATACCGTTTCCTAAAGATTTTACCATGACTACCCAAACTGTCATTTTTTTAGACCAATTCATAAATTGTCCATACTATCTTGGTAACAGAAGTATATGGGTAACGGACGAAAAGAAGTCTATGGAACTACATCTTTTCTCAGGTGATCTCCGAAAATATGGTTTAGTGAAAGCAATCGAACGCCAAAAAAAATAATATTTTGGTAAAAAAGAGGTTGACTTTTATCTAATTGATGCTATACTGTATACATAGTTAGAAATTAGGCACTGACACAAAAAGGAGTACAAAATGGAAAACATCGCACTAAGAACAGTTAGTCCGAACGGAGCCAAGAGAAGCATCCGTAGGGCATTCAAGAAGAAAAGACCAATTTTTATTTGGGGACCTCCAGGCATTGGTAAGTCTGAAGTAGTTCACCAAATTGGTAATGAATATAAAAAATCACTTGTGATTGATATCAGGCTGTCACTTTGGGAACCAACAGACATTAAAGGTATCCCATATTTTGATAGCAATGCTGGTACAATGGTTTGGGCACCACCATCAGAGCTTCCAGATGCGGAAACTGCTAAGAAGCATGATATTATTATCCTGTTTATGGACGAAATGAATTCTGCTCCGCCAGCAGTACAGGCGGCGGCTTATCAGCTAATACTTAACAGACGTGTTGGTACATACCATTTACCAGAAAACGTTGTTATCGTAGCGGCTGGTAACAGAGATGCTGACAAAGGCGTTACTTATAGAATGCCTGCTCCGTTGGCAAATAGATTTGTACACCTAGAAATGAAAGTTGATTTTGAGGATTGGTTGCAGTGGGCGGCTGAGAATCAATTACATTCAGACGTTGTAGGTTATATTACATTCGCAAAGAAAGACTTGTATGACTTTGATCCTAAAAGCCCAAGTCGTTCTTTTGCTACACCGCGTTCTTGGTCA